AAGAGCGAGATACGCTGTACCGTCGATGTACAAGTCTTTCCACGAGTTGGCAACAGACCCCAGATCACGAGCGTTATCAGTTGAAGGCAACAAGTCAGTGTTGAATCTTGCTGTAGCAGTAATGGTATCGGTTGTAGCGTTACCCAGCGTGGTGTTGCCGTTGATTGTGGCGTTACCACCCACAGTCAGATTACCAGTGATGTTGCCATCAACGATGGTTGTCACGCATGAATTGACGTTTGTGCCGTCACAGAACAAGAATGCGGTATTGCCAGCAGCAACTGCCACACCTGTACCGGCAGAGGTCTTCAGGGTAACAACGAAAGCCGTGGTGTTCTGCATCACGTAGAGCTTGGCTGCGGCTGGGCAGATAATTTCACCAGCGCCAGTAAGGGCCGTACCACCAGCGCCAGTAGCTGCAACCAGCATGGCGCAACGTGACTCAGAGGTCGTACCGTTGGCTGTGGTCAGGGTATGTGCGTTGCCAGTCCAAGTGTTGATCGTCGAGAGGCCAGCGATGGCTTGCTCAATCATCGAAGTGATGTTGTCGTTAACGACATCGCCCCATGTACCAGAGAGTTCGCCGGTGACGGGAAGCGCCAATTTAAGCGTTGGTGTGTATTGTGTAGTCATCTGTTTACCCTCTTATGTGACAACTTGTTGCCAGCCCGCAGTTTGCGTATCACTCACAACAACCCATGTGGGTGTTTGAGCATCGTTGATATTTTGCCAGTTTGCTGACTGTCCGTCATCTATCTGGCCCCAAACATTTACTTGTCCTATCTCACCCGTGGCGGAAACCCCAGTTGGAGTAGCTGTTGCGCCCGCTGCAACGGTTACGTTGCCAAGCTCCATTGTGCCCGATACGCCCGTAACGGAGACAACAATCGACAAAGCAAAAGATACTTGGCCTACTGCGCCAGTGGCCTCTACGCCCGTTGGGTATACGTTGGCTATACCTTCAACTGTGACGGTGCCAGTCTCGCCTGTGGCAGACACGCCAGTGGGGGTAACAACCGCTTCACCAACGATGGTGACAGTACCTACTGCGCCTGTGGCAGATACCCCTGTGGGGAAGATATTGGCTGTACCAGAGACCTGTACGGTGCCAAGCTGGGTTGTGCCATCCACCCCTGTAACTTGGACAATGGCATCTGCCTGAACCACCACAGTACCAACTTGGCCCGTGGCTTGTAGCCCCGAGGGGTACACAATGGCATCGCCTGTAACGTCAACAGCACCAATAAACCCGGTTGCTTCTACACCCGTGGGGAAAACCACGGCGGTGGCTACGACAGTAACCGTGCCTATGGCCCCCGTTGCGGAGACCCCAGTTACAAAAACATTTGCGTCAGCAGCAACGACAACTGTGCCTACCTGACCCGTAGCCTCAAGGCCCGAGGGGTAGACGTTTGCGTCTGCGGTGACAGCAACTGTACCGACCTCGCCGGTAGCAGTTACATCTGAATGGCCGACACCCCACCCTTGGGAGCCCCAAGCAACGCCCGAGGCACCCCAACCTTCAAAGGCTACCTTTGCATCAGCCACCTACTCACCGTTAGGCGATGCGCAGGATCGCGTTGGTCGCGTCTGCGGCAGGGAACTGAATGGTGAAGTTGCCCGCAGTTGAAGTCTTGTCGCCACCAAAGTCCAGCACAGCAACCGCAGGGTTAGTTGTACCGTTGGCCAAGTAGATCAACGCGCCACGCGCAGTAATCGTAGCCGTTGACCATGTGGTGTCCGCAAAGTCTAAAAACGCTGTAGTGCCCGAAGACGTGGGTACTTGACTGACCGTTAGGATGTTGCCACCCGCAGAGTAACCGGTGCCCGACACCTCGTTAGATGTGCTGTACGCAGTCGTGGCGGCGCTCAGCGTAGCCGCTGACGTAAACAACGCGATTTTAAAAACTTGAGTTGTGCCTGTATCAAAATCAAAATCGGCGCTAAGAATGCCAACTTTGAACGATGTGCACATTGCTTGTGTGATTGCCATTTTCTAAACTCCTTAACTTACTGGATTGCGAACTTGAACAGTGCGATACGTGTCTGTACGTAACTTACCGTCACCCAAATTCTTCAAGAGGCCGAGTGCCTGAACGTACAGCTTTTCGTAAACTGCAATCATGTCAGGCTCACCTTTCATGAAGCGAATAGCCTCAATCAGTGCGCCGTTCAAGAGGGCAGAATCAAACTCAGTGCCCAGCCATGTGGTGCCTGCTGTGACGATAGACTCAGGGTAATAGCCGTAGTGCAACTCTGCGCTGTACGACTGATCAGGTGTAGGGCCAACAATGAACGCAGAAGCATCGAAGATGGCGTAATACTTGGGAGTTGTGCGCGTAGCAGTTACGTCCCGTGGATACGCTTCACGAATGAAGTTCACATCCTTGTCAATCAAGTAGTGATACTCGCCATCGGACTTGATTACGGCCAGCGAATACACGTACAAGAAGTCAGACGGAATCTGGAGGTACTTGTTACCAGCCGTCATCGCGCCTGTGACGTTCTTGCGAATAGCCGGAATCTGCACCGTGTTGTAAATCTTCTGCTCAGCCTGCTCGGTGAACATAGCCAACTCCTGCGCAGAAAACTCGTTCTCGCAGATGTTTTGGATGTTGGTGCACAACTCGGTGTAGTTCATGAGCTACCTCTTAGGCCATGGGGCCACGGGCCATTTTGCCCTTAGTCTGAGCCTTGCCACCACGCACAAGAATGCCGCTGGTTTTGGGGCCAGCATCATCGCGTTTGTAGATGTTTCCAACAGACATGTTCACAGTGTTTAAATTGCTGTGATCTGGCCCACTGCCGGGGTTGCTTGACATCTTGACAGGCTTACCCTTCATTGTGTGTGGCTCGGCATAGACGCTGGCAGCGCCAACTTCTTTACCCATCATTTTGTGACTGTACTTGGCCATGTTAGCCTCCACGACCAGCGCCGCGCTGATTCATTGCGCGAGCTACGTTACGGCCATAAGCCTTCATTGACGAGCCAGTTACACCACCTTTGGCGAACTTAGCCACACCTTTGTGCATGCGTTTCTCATGCGCTGAAACTTCTTTGTCGGCAATCGCCTTCACTGTCTTTTTGTCCATGATGACTCCTTATGTGATCACAACCGTTACTGTACCAATTTGTCCGACTCCCACCAAGTTATTTGGTGTAAGTTCGGAGTCAAAACCTCGGGACATTCCTACAGGGTTCCACCCCCACTGGATGTTCCGACTACCTTCGCCAATCGACCCAATTGCGGTTGTACCCGACTGGTAGTACGTATTATCCTTGCGTGGGTTCCGCAACGCTTGCGGGTCATCCACAGGGTACATACCCAGTTGCAACTGAGGTTGATCAGGTTCCCAACACTCTCTACAAACCAATATGTTGACCTGCTTCGTCTTGATGATCAGTTCGCGCAACTCGCGCAGACGGAACTGAAAACCACAACGGTCGCAGATCGCAATTGCAATCTTGCCGGAGGCAAAACGGTTTCCCATTAGCCACCCCCAATGTAGGAGCGACGCGGCACAAACCGAATCGCAGCCTTTTCTCTATCCTCTCCTGCTGCCAAGTCAAACTGCTCGTCGTATGCGGCCTTCAACATTGGGATGCGGTTTTCCAACTCGGGCACCTTCATGGCAATGTGATAGGCCAAACCAGCCGTTACAGCGGGTAGGAACCGGAAGTTCATGTCTGCGGTCTCAACACCTGCTCCAGCGTCTTGGATGCGGCGCATGCGCCAGTATGCAAGCTGGTAGTAGGGTGCGGCTGCGGTGCCTTGATCTGGGGTTGGCCAGACGGTCACAGCGGGCACTTGAGGCCAATACACCGCAGCCCCTGCGGTATGCGCAGCAGGGAAGGTATTTTGTTGGCCACGGCCACAGTTGGAGAGCGTTCCTTGCGTGCTGCCCACAACGGTTGTGATGTACCCGTAGCTGATGATCTCACTGTCCAGACGGATGAAGCCTGCGGCTGGCAAAGCCGTCACGTCACTCAGAGTGATAGTGGTAGCAGTTGAATTGATCGTGGATGACAACAGGCCAGCAGTCAGGCTTTCTTGGCCCGACATGCGCTGAATCCAGATTTGAATTGGGCGTGCCTGCTGTAACTTGTTTGGGATCGTTGCGTACGTGGAAACACTGATGCGCGTGATCGAGAGGTCGGCTTGGGTGGACACATTGCCCGCACCCGTGCGAATGACATGCTCCATCAAGTCGATGGTGTCGTTAGGTAGCGCGTAAGTGTTGACGCCTTGCACAAGGTTGATCACCCCTTGCTCAATCGTCCACATGTTGATGCCACGGTTTTGCCACTCAATGGTCATCAGATTCATTGAACGACGAGCAGTGCGCAGGTCATAGCCAGTGCGCAACTCGCGGCCAGCACGCTCCCACGACTCCTCTGCGATCTCAGTGAATTCGAGATTAAAAATAGAGGTGCCTGAAGTGCTCATTTACCGATACCCCGCTGTTTTCTTTGCAATCGTTTTAGGCTGGGCTACAAACTGTTTGCCTGCGGCTTTACCGGCACGCTTTGCTTTGGTTGTTGCGGCGTACTCAGCAGGTGACAAAGATTTTATGGCAGCTTCAGGCAAATACCGCTCCCCCGTCTTGCTCGACGGCTTGCCAGACTTGGTGCGCCACTTCTGGTCACCCCAATCTTTGAGTGATTTTTGTGGAGCTTTCAATCTCTGTACCCCCCACCAGCGGCCTTGTATTTCTTGGCCACAAGCTGGGCTTTACGGGCTGACCATTGGCCTGCGCCGGTGCCCTGCGTAGCCGCTGCTTTCACCTGAGACACAATTCGCTTGCGCAAACTGGGCTTGGTGTAGTTTCCAGCGGCGTTAACTTTGCCGCCCTCAGCGTACTCAAGAAAGTCTGTGTTGTCGCGGCGCTGACGCACCTGCCCATCCTCGGTGAAGTCCGTGTTGTCACGGCGTTTCTTCACCTTGGCTTTGGGCATTTTGTCTGGGTTAATGATCCCCATACCGCGACTTGCTCTCATGATCAGCAGGCGTAACCGCCACCCTTCATAGCAATCATGGTGCCTTTGGTTTTGCCTTTAACGGCGCAACCATCAGCACGCTTAGATGCAGAGCCTACAGAGCCACCACTCTTGAAAGCGGGAGCGGGCATCACAGACTCATCAGGTGCTGCACCACGTGGCTTAGGAGCAACTGGCATCATTGGCTTCTTGGGCATGGGTTTCTTCATGGCCATAGGAGGCTTGGGCATTGGCTTTTTCATACGTACAGATGCTCCGTCAATGTCTTGTGGGGGTTTCCCCATCTCGGCAGTATAGATGCCGCCGTCGTTGAATTTACGTTTTTTCATCAGCACTTCCCGCCTTTCTTCATTGCGATTTGTGTGCCTTTGGTTTTGCCTTTTTTAGCAACGCCATCAGCGGCTTTACGGAACACGGCACCGCCTGATTTCATGCCCATCATTTCAGCCTTTTCGTGCTTGATCATAGACTTGGGTGCGCCAGCCTTTTTCATGAAGCCAACTTCTTTCTTGGCCATGGCTTTTGATTCTTTCATCTCACCACCTCTTTCAAATTTACGGCCTTTATCGGCCTGACTAAACTCTTTGGCGACCTTGGTAGGCACACCGACTTTTTTGGCAAACGCAGGGTTGTGAGCCGCCGCATCCATCAAACGCTTTTGCGCTGGGCTAACCGAGGGCATTACAAATACC